AAAACCAACTAAACAAAAGTGTGATAAGAAAAAAATAAAATTATGCAAATCTAAGAAAAAAGTGTGTAATAAAAAAACAGGTAAATGTACTAAAAAACCAACTAAACAAAAGTGTGATAAGAAAAAAATAAAATTATGCAAATCTAAGAAAAAAGTGTGTAATAAAAAAACAGGTAAATGTACTAAAAAAGCAACTAAACAAAAGTGTGATAAGAAAAAAATAAAATTATGCAAATCTAAGAAAAAAGTGTGTAATAAAAAAACAGGCAAATGTATAAAACCGAAATCATCAACCCATTATATTTTAGGACCAAATATTGATCCAATTATTGTACCTGATAAATTTAAAAAATTAGCAAATGATTGCTCAAAACATAATACATGGAAAAATTTACCTGGAGTTGAATTATTAAGAAAAGGTGGTAAAACAGGAGGTCTTGGAAAAGGGCAATTTGGTGCTGTACATATAGCATGTAAAGTAGGTAATTGTGAATATGCTTTAAAAGAACAAAAATTAAGTAAATCTTTTATGCAAGAAATAAAGGCATTGAAAAGTTTACAAGGTATTAAAGGTATACCAAAAATATTAGCGGCTTGGAAATGTAAAGGATATGGATATATAGTTACTGATTTATATAATAATTTAACATCATGTAATCTGAAAAGAACACAAGTTTATAATTGGATTAAAAAAATAAGAAAATTAATAGAAAGAAAAGGATGGGTGTATATTGATATACATGCTGGTAATATTATGTGTAATAAAAAAAAAGAATTAATATTAATAGATTTTGGAACAGCAATTAAAAAAGGGGACACGCCTTATCATAAACATACTTTTGTGCAAGATATTTTCTACGGTGGTAATAAAAAATGGGCCGCCAAACATAAAGGGAAATGGAAATTTTCAGATTTACAAAAAATAGAATTTTCTAATCAAGAATCTAATTTTGGTAAAGTAGGTTCAAAGGATTACAAAAATGGTAGAGCGGCATGGCAAGATGTATCAAAGCGTCTAAGTTAATTGCGTTATATTTAGATAATAAAAAATACTAGTAATAGCATAAATAATGAAACTTCAAATTGATTTTATGAAATTAATTTTGGCATTAACATTAAGTAATTTATTAGCAATAAAATTAGCAAATTGTTATAAAGGTTCTAAAAATAATAAAATAATAAAATTATGTATGCAAAGCGTCGGTATATTAATTGCGTCCACTGCAGTTTTATTTTGTTTTGGAGATACAATTCAAACCGGTGGAAGTACGTGTGAATATGCTAGTATGCCTGTCAACACAGGAGTCGCGCCCTTTTAATAATCGTCGTGATCAAACCCCGTTGCATCTAGGCCTGCGTAGTTTCCCTTGTAGACTTTAAGTCCATTGTCTCTGCTGAAATCATCGTCGTCGTCAGAAACAACTTCAGACGAATTAGCACTGTATTTCCAAATAGAAGGATGCCCAACTCGGAAATCATTATGCATTTTCGCTTTATACCAGAAAACCTGGTCTTCTAATTTATTAGAGTTGGCATTACAATTTATTACTAAACAATGAAAATCGTGAGTAACTTGATCCATAACACTACAAAACATTTTAAATTCTGGGAACATACCGGCGTATTGCTCATATAAACGTTTTCTGTTTGCAACAATATTCTCTCTGAGTAAGAAAACATAATCAATATTAGTTCTTAGACTAGGTGGGATTCCTAACGCATATTGCATAGTAAGCATGAATAAAATTTTATAATGACGACCATTCATAAACATAGATCGGATACCTTTAGAACGCACCCATTTGTTATCATATAAACAATCGTCTAATAAATATAATGTTCGTGGGTCAATAGTTGATCTACCAAATGATTCTTCTTCATTTTCTCTTTGTCTAACAATTTTTTTTTGTCTTTTTAATACTCTATCAGTAATTTCATCTTCATATTCTTCATGAATAAATTGTTTAGGTAATAGTTTACTATAAAACCGATTAGCGCCTTCAGTACCCGATATAATAGTGCCAACTGGAATATCGCGTTTATTAAATAATAAATCTTTAACTAATATAGATTTCCCAGTTTGACGTTTTCCTATAAAAACAACTACGGCATTATCTGATATACTCGTTATATCAAATTTAGATAATACTAATTTTTTATCTTTTTTATCTTTTTTTTTAGGCATAGTAATATTTGTTTAATAAATAATAATAAAGATTAATTTAAATGACCACAACCAGATTTTTTTAATTTGTAATTAATATTTTTAACTAAATCAGAAGTGGATGTGATAAATAAAGAAGGTATTATTGCATGGATAAATGCTTTGATACTACCAAAGAATAATTTTCTTGAAAATGTCAAAGAAAGCCAAGCATGAGTAAAATAATCCATACAAACGTTATTTGGATGACTAAAATAGCTATAAATCATTTTATATTCATTAATTAAATGATAAAATATATACTTATATCATTAATAACTATAGGCGTTGGAATTATAATTTATATTATTATGGATAAAAAAAAAGATAAAAAAGATAAACAATGGGATAAAATAAAAGATACAGGTGGTACAGTATTTGGTGGAGAAGGTGATGTTATTAGTGGTGGAGATAATGTGAATACAACTTTAGCAAAGGATTGTTATAAAGAATGTCACGAGAATGAAGTAGTTGGGTGGACACAAAGGATTGGACTTCCTTCTGTTATTAAATATTGTCAAAAAGCAATAGGTGGATTGAAAAAAATATGTGTTGATCATGTAATTTTACCAAATGTCGCAGATTTCGGGACTATGTAGAATCCCGCATTACTTACAGATTAGCGGATTCTTACATGGCACGAGGGTATAATAATCTGACCACACCCACCCTGCTCGTAGCTCGCTACTTCTCCAATATCCCCCCTGCCCCCCCAGAGCCCCCTGCGCAGTTTCGAAGCGCCTTAGTTTTTAACATAATGTAGCTTGGACTAATTCATTGACATTTGTAGGTAATTCTCTTATTTCAGTTTGATAAAATTCTTCAATTATTTTTTGATATTTTTGATCATGTTTATTATTTAAATTAATAGACAGTCCTTTGCGACCGAATCGTCCGGATCTACCGATTCTATGTATATAATTTTGTTTGTTTTGTGGTAAATCATAATTAATAACTAAAGAAACCCCATGTACATCAATACCTCTAGCAACTAAATCAGTAGCAATTAATACCCTTGATTCACCAGCTTTAAATGCTTTAATAATTTGATCACGTTTATCTTGATCGAACTCACTATGTATTATATTAACTGTAAAATCTCTTTTAGTCATTTGTTCAGATAACCATTCTACAGTACGTAATTTATTACAGAAAATAATACATTGACTGATAACAATATGTTCGTATAAATCACATAATGTATCTAACTTCCAATCATCATTTTCTAATTCAATAAAGAATTGTTGGATACCTTCTAAGGTAATTTGTTCTTTTTTTAATAATGTAACAGATGGATTTTTCATAAATTTTTTAGTTATTTTTAAACATTCTGGTGGCATTGTTGCAGAAAATATACATACTTGTACTTTATCCGGTAAATATTTAAATATATCATATATTTGTGTAATAAACCCCTTATCCAACATAATATCTGCTTCATCTAATATAAATAGTTTAACATTATCTAATTTTAAATATCTTTTTTGAATCATATGCATAATTCTTCCAGGGGTTCCAGATATTATAGTTGGATTATTGTGAGTTAAATCTTCTATATCTACTCTCACTGATCTACCTCCTATTAGAACTTTTGTTTTAATATCTAAAAATGTACCTATGTTATTTAATACATCATCGTTTTGAATAGCTAAATCACGAGTTGGCGATAATATAATAGCTTGAGGAGTCTTAATATTTTTTTTATTGTCTACTACTTGTAATGTACCTATAGCAAATGTTCCTGTTTTACCAGTTCCTGATTCTGCTTGCGCGATTAAATCTCTCCCATTTATAATTGGTTTTATACCACATTTTTGAATTTCACTAGGTCTTTCAAATCCATATGCGTAAACTCCTCTCAATAACATTTCTTTTAATTTTAAATCATCAAAAGAATTTACTGTTTCTGTTATATTAGTAAGTACTTTACAATTTAATTTTTTTTTTAAGTCATAAATTTCTGTCAATTCATTATTATTGGTCGCCATTTTTATATAATTATTAATTAGTAGTTAATTAATCTTAGAAATATGATTTCTTCTTCTAACGTGTCTAACCTCGTTGCTCTCTTTTGTTACTAGAAATATTTCTAAAATAGCAATGGCTTCTTCCACACTTACAAATCGCGCAGGAATACAAAGGATATTAGCATTATTGTGCTGACGAACAAGTGATGCAATTTTAGTGTTCCAACAAACAGCTGCGCGTATATTTTTAAATTTGTTTGCAGCCATAGCCATTCCGTTTGACGTACCACATAACAATATTCCGATTAGCTACTATATGCTGAGCTACAATATGGGCATAACCAGGATAATCTACAGGTGTCACAGATCCATCTTTATTAGTTTGAGTACCATAGTCTATTATTCCTTTAAATATATTCCGGCATGATCTGATGCAATTACTACTGACATTATTTATCTAATATAAATTAATAGTTAATTATTTTCCTAATAATTTAGCCATATTTTGAAATGCAGTTATTTTGTCTGTTTGAATACCGCCTTTCTGCGCTGATTTAATTAAAGATCTAGTAATTTTAGCCATATCTAATTCTCCAGAACTATACATTGCTTGTCCATGCGCGATTGCATCATTTAATAACTCTGATGTATTATCTGTATTCATAAGTTTAGCTAATCTTCCTAATAATGTTAATGTTGGTTTATGTTTAATCATTCTATCTATAATTTTTTTCATTTCTTTATCTAATTTTACAGTAACTCCAAAAGCTTGTAAAATTTTATTAACAAGTGTTCTACCTAAAATTTCTTCCCGTTCATGTTTTTTAGATGGAGTTATTTTTAACCAACATTGTCCATATAAATTAAATTCTTGATTACACCATTTTATATCTATTTTTGATAAATTAATATTTTCTGTAAATAACCCATCATTAATCGCTATTACAAATTTTTTCAATACCGTTTTTGAATGCATACTTTGAAATGCTCTAATATATAAAATATATATTTCTTTCCAAGGATTTTCTAATTCTTTTAGA